TTTTTTTTTTTTTTTTTTGTAAGGATTAATCATTTAAAATTAAAATCATCGACCAGGCAGTAATCCTTATGAGTAACTGCCGACAACCAACTAAGTTGTGTCTAACTGCTTTACTTTAGAAGAAGCAGCTTTCTTCTCGTGTTTTTTTTCTGGTGCTATATATTTGCTAATAACTTTAGGTGGTAATAAATAAAACATGTAAAAATCATCACCCACTGACATGAACGTTTCCGCCGTAGTGACATTAACAGTCTTCATTTGAGTATATTGTTCATACTGAAATGCTGAAGAATTGTTATCCGTTGCTTGATACGGCAAAATAGCATAATAAGGTATCTCAGCTCCCATAAGGTGCGAAGTATCTAATCCTGTAAAACCACGCGAAAGATCTATAGTTGCCCCGCTAGCACTGTCAAGTCCTAGAATCGGTACATCTCCGTGTGTTATCACCATGAGCTTTATTCTTAAAGAGCCCCTTTGATACCTAAACAAATTCCCCCACCAAAATAGTGGAATTTGCATTGTGATTGGATTGTTATTATTGATAGAAGCAGTCCAATCTACTGGATAATATCGTCTCATGATATCAACGATTCTTCCAGTTACTTCTGATGAAGTATAACCTGCTTCTACTGCCATTTTAACTTTGCAGCCCAGTGATTTAAAATCTTGTTTGAATACTTCTTGTATTGAACACTGGCCTTCAACTCGTGTTGGCTCGGGAAAATTCTGCACTGTGTGCACACCCTGAAACATAGTATCTGGACCTCCCGCTCTCCATACTATCACATCTATTTGCAATCCCTCTCCTAATCCCGAAGGACTTGTAATCATCTCTATAAAAAGACGAGGTATTGTAAATGCATCATACCCACTATCACCTGGAAACAATAATGGAACGTTCTTCCATACTGTTGGTGATAAAAATGGTATGATTATTGTTTCAGTCATACTCCCTTTGACATCTATTACCCGGTTGGGAATATCTCCTGTTTCTTCCGGGACTGCCACATTGCTTTGGCAGTAACTAATTCTAAATTTGGCTGTAGTGAATCCGTTTGTAACAAACTGAATCATATATTTTATTGATCCACGCCACATTAAATGTCCCATTGCAGCATACATTAGATAATCTGGACGAACTGATCGTGGTGAGACTATCTCATTATATGTACCCTGAAACATAGGATGTACTCCCAATGAAAAACCTTGCACAACTGTGAAAGTGCGTTTATAATGTAACATTGGAATTTGTGCCAATTGGTTAACTGTATGTGATGTCGACATACACTTAGTGTCTAAAGGTGGAGTACCTAAGTTTCCTACAGGATACAGTGACAATCTGTCACTGAGATCCAAACCGCTCCCATTCGCAAAATCTGTAAATGGAGCACTTATTACTCGCGTTGCCTCCTTCAAACTTCTTGGTTTATCCATTATTTCTGCTACACTTTTTACTAATCCTGCCAAAGCATCATAAACTTCCCGTGTAGCTGGGAAAGATCTAAATATTGGTCTAGCTAATCTACCTATTGACAAAAGGGATAAACCTGTTTCACTTTTGTCTTTTTGCTCCGCTGTGGCCGTAACAGATGTGGTTGACGCCACAAATGATGACTGCCCTTCTACTCTAAGTGTTTCTCCCTCATGGAGAAATCCTGCTGTTTTAATATCTGTAAATTGCGCATAAACACCTAAAGTAGCAGTTGTACTTCCCGTAGGATTATTAATCGCAACTAATGGCATAATATTCATAATACCAATAGTTGCAGATCCTGTTTCCGTTGTTTCCATATACAATTGGGGAGCTAACCAATCGTAAGTAATTTCACAAACATCACTGCTCGAGATGTTCATAACTATGGGATGCATAGCACTGGCTTCCATGATACTTGGAAAGGTATATACCCCTTGAATATCATGAATGAAAGAAATCAACAAAGATCCTGCTTGATATATTGTTGAACTTATTTTGAGTGTCATCTTCATTCCAGCCCTAAAGTATTTCCAAAAACGCAAAGCGTTTATAATCTGTGGATTTACTAAAAGATTAGCTGGCATCCTAATTTGATGCGATACAAAGCCTGGTGTAATTGCTATTTCGGCTAATTTGTACTGACGCGTCAACATTTCGTACGGTGTTTGATCAGGAAACGGATTCGCCGCTTCCGAAAAGAAAACCTGCTTACAAAAGCTCGCTAATGTAACTTCGGGTTCCCTGTGGCACGTGACATTTGCCTTTACCTCAATGCCTTCAGTTTTAACTGAATCCATCATGGCTACGTCATCTTTCTCTGTATGTGTGGAACCTCCCACACTATCTATTTCCATTTTGCTGATTCCGCTATATTTGATATGAACGAATCAATTCATACCATAGGGTTGCACTTTTACTAACTGTTAGGAATTCTAGGCATTGTGCTTCGCGTAGAAAACATCACAACAGTTCTGTTCAACTGAACAGCGCCCGTGAGAACGTGCCGATATTTATTGTCATCTCTGACTATTGGATTTTTATGGTTTCCACAAACCATTATTAATTTACAACAAATTTAAAATTTGTCCTTCATAAGTGAAGGGCAACGTGTAATTTGGCTTTATTTGTCGCAAATAAGGTAAAAGAATTTTCAAATACCTTTCATATTCCTCCATGCCATAATAGCATAATTCCCGGAGAGCAGATTCCGTATTTTCAATAATCGCAAATTTATCTTCTCTCTCCTTTGTAGGTTTATACCACATTAACATAGCATTAATTGATTTCTTATTTAAAATTGGGAACACCATGTTATCTACAACTCTAAATTGACGTTGTAAAAACATACATCTTCCATACTCCCATGTTAATGTTGCCAATGGCAAACTTCTTACCATTTCCTTGCCATCTTTTGTTATTGGAGTTTTCGTTATTCCAAAATATTTCTTACAAAGCAAAGCAAAAGTAATGCCATTAAATGCAGGCATATACTTTTCTAAAACTGCTAGGATTAGATCATCTCCAAATGTACCTAATCCTGCAGCTGAATTAAACTTGACTTCAGGAAATAACTTCCAAAAACAAAATCTTGTCATAAAACTATTATAAATAGAATTAAAAATTGCGGTTAAATAACTACCAGAAGGCATCATTATTCCCCTATACAATCCTTTTCCTAGAACAAGAAAAGGAGTAAATGTAGCCCACAAAATTGCTTCCATTTTTCTCGCCAATTTTGCGTTTTTAATATTAATTTTTAACCATTTAATAAATTTTATAACGAACCACAACCTAAAGTTGAAATCCCATGCAGCTGTATCATCTGCAATTGAATTTTCATTTATTGAATTCAACTTGTTGTACAATAACTTCCACTCCATACTAAGTGGATTCATGCCAACATAAACGTCACCTGTTCCCCCATGATTTAAAACTTGTTTAAAAAATTTTGCGAAAGCCATTTTTGCTCTCAACAGTGCTGACTTTTGTGCATTACAAAAAACACGTGGTTTTTCTTCTTTACCTTTTTCTTTTAATTCTGATTTCTCAGTTAACAAACATGTAAGAGGTGGTATAACCCCTTGTTCAACCATCAAATCTTCCCTTCCTACTTGATCTCTTAATTCATCACATATTCCGCGATGAACTCCTACATCAATAGGAAATAAATCATCCATCGTCTTACCCCGATCTGAGTATCCAAACGATGTTGACGCTGTCCATGTTAATGGACCTATATCCGGATCTTCCGGAATGCCATTAATTGCCTCATCAAGTGTTATTTCGGTAACTTGATTCCAATCAAAATGCGGATGACACACCCCTTCCATTAAATTTGAAAATTCCAAATCTGATAATTCTGGACTAGGTGGACACTCCCTTCCTTCTAAACGTGACAATCCATTTTTCAAAGGATCAACACGTACGTTATCCTTCCAAAAAGGAGACAATTTAACTGGCACTTTTTCCACAGGTATTAAATCAGACACTTTCTTACCTTCATACAGGTATTCTTGCAGTGGTGTTGATTTATATTCTTCTTTTGTACTCATATAAAATGTTTTATTAAGAGTACAGATTGCCTGAAGACCTTTAATAGGAGCCGGTAATACATCTAAAAATTTAATATCGCTACCACTTGGTAGTTGTATCTCTCCCATTTCACATTGGCCTTCTGGCATATCATCTAAATCTTCCTGATAAACAGGTGCAAAATATGAAAAATGTTCACTTCCTGCAACGTGAACTCCTGCTATTTTTCTTTGCATATGATCATTGTCATAAAGATAAGGCAAACCACAATCTCCTTTTACACTACGTAAACCTCCAACGGAATAAGCGCCATCCGTGACACTTTCTTTTTCTTCTCCATTGACCTTTACATATGTAACCATACTATTAACTCTGGTTGCAACGGCAGCTGTCATTGCCATTAACTGCCCATCCCCTGTAACATCAATTTTCATAGGATTTGAATAATGTTCAGCCAATCCATCACTTCTTTTTGGCAAGTGACGCAACAAGCTTTTAACTTTAGGCAAACCTATAAATGAAATTCTTGCCAAATCTCTATTTTTATAAAATTTAATTTCAAATTGATGTGGTGCAAAATTTAATACACCATTATCAAAATCATCTCTAGAAGCCCATAGTATTTTAATATTTTTAATTTCAAATAAACTCAAACCATGAGCTGCTGTAAAACCTGCACTACCATTCATTAGTGTGATAAATTGCACAATTTTACTCCCAGATGCAAATGTTATTTCCATTTGCAATATTGCCTGATGTAATCGACTCATCAAGCCTCCTAAACTTTCTGCCACTTGGGCTTCAGGACGAATAACCTTCTTTTTCCTAAGATTCTTCTTTATTACTCGCTCTGAATATCCATGTGGATCTGATTGTGAATGTATATAATAATCATGTAATGTATTGATTATAACGCCCACTGCAACTATTATTGCCCCAATTGCTGTGAAAACAGCAAATGCACTAATTGCAATACGTAAATTATCAACTTCCATGAATTTTCTATCTGGAATATAATACAAATCAGGTATAACTTTTCCTGTCAACCCATTGCATTCTGTAATTCTTCCAGTTTCATCTGTGTGCCATGCACAATCATTCATTTGATAGGGACTTTGATGACCACCATTAAACTGCAAGAAATGTAATTCATACAATTCAACTGGTGTCATACCTATCTTTCCTTCCATAGTGTATGCGAAATCATACACTGACATTCTCAATTTCTTAAAAGTCGAAGGATTGAAATACATTACCATTTTACAATGTTCCCAATCTCTTGAACTTTCCATTAGCATACCTGCTGCATCATATGAATGTACAATGCGTGCAGCAGGTGTTTCAAACCGTGTTGAACAACAGTATTTAAACATTGCCAAAATCACACATGCTGCCAATGTATCTTGCATGTACATTTTGCAAAATGCTTCATATTTATCTGCACCTGGCAAAAATGACATTGCAATGTGAAAAGGAAGAAATTTCATCATCCGCTTAAAATCTTCCCTAATACCTGGGACAAAGGCTTCAAAATGTTCGCGTGAACTCCTCGGATGTTCTTTCATAACACAAGAACATCCTGCATCCTTGCAAACATGACAAAAAATCTGTTTACTTCCACAAATAGAACAACCCGATTCTGTTTCCTCCCAGACCTTACATGCTTCTTTCAACTGTTCCATTGAATTTGCATATCTATCTGAGGTTAATCTTTTGTAGAATTGTTCCCCTGATATTTTTCTAACCTCTTGTGGAGCTCTAATTTTATCTTTAAATATTTGTTCCTTATCTATTATATTTAGAGCTTTTTCAACACTCATTTCTTCACCTCCATCCATTTGTCCATGCACATGATTGTGCCTATAGACAAACCTGCCTTCATTTCTGGCAAGTATTCTATTTCCAACATAATTTGGAAATTTTCTCAAAACTGTGGGTTTATGTTTCTTTGAATAAATAATAACATCT